CTTTCTTGTTCTACGAACAAGATAAAATAAGAAAAAGAAAAGAATTGAAAATAATTAAGCAGAAGTTACTGCTTCCCTTTCTTTAAATTCCTCTAATTTACCAGGATTCCAAGAACTAATAGGTCTAATATAACCAGTAATTCTACTATAAATTTCACAAGGTATTCTTAATTCCATATTTAGATCTCCCGCCGAGGCGTAAAGATAGTAAATAATAACAATTTATATCTATTATCTAAACCTGCCCAAAAGTATAGATAACCTTTATATACTAGATATACCTATATATATGTAGGTATAAGTAAAATACCAAGAGGAAATAAACAAAAATGATAAACATCCAAATTAAACCTGAAGAAGTAACACAGGCAAAAGAACAAACAAAATTATTTGATGCCCAAAAAACATATAACAAATTCAACTGCACAACAAATTATATTGGATTTCTTGGTGAGATTGTATTAGCAAGATATCTTAAAGAACATAATATTTCTAGTCAACATATTGATTTTATCAAGAAAGGATGGAATGAACCAGATTTCATAATCAATGGAAAATCAATTGATCTAAAAACAACATATTCAGATTCTATGTGGTTTCAACAACCTAAATTTGACGTCTATATCTATGCACAAATTGATAAAGATGATTCCTCCCTCCATCTTATCAGTTATATGACAAAGCAAGATATGATAGACGCAAAAACTAATGGAAAAGCAACGCAAGTCACTCGTGGTGATAGAGTGGATAATGTAATATCACCAAACAACATGAAAACAATTGGAGAGGATTTTCCTCCCTTCTTCAATTGATTTTCTTTTTAATAAGAGGTAAATAAAATGAATGAAATAAATGAAATAAAAAACGCAGCAAAAGAAATATCAGATAGTATAGACAAATTAAAATTAAGTGTGGAAGATTTTGAAAGACATTTCTTGGAATCAGCAAACAATGAATAAGAAAATAATTATATTTCAGGACGGACTAACAGAAACATTAGTGTTTGAGGTAGAATAAAATGTTAATAGCAAAAGTATGGTATGCAAAAAGTAATGATACAAAAATGATCACAATTCCTAAAGATAGTGATATTAAAGTAGGAGATTATGTTAAGATAATAAAATTGGAGGATACAGATACATTAGTTAAAGATATTGAAAAAGATATAGTTCCTAAAGCTAAAGTTAAGATGTATATTTAATATATAAAGGGTTAATTCTTTTAATATATTATAATATATATCTTAATATATTATTATAATAAGCTTATGGATAATACTTATAAATACTAACGTATTTAGAATAATATGGATATATTTAATTTATATTTAAAATATACTATAATAAGCTATCTATTTCTATTAATGATAGCAATAATATTAAGTAATCTTTTAATAATTATCGGTTAATGTAATATGATAACAAATTTTCAATTAGACCCTTGGCAGAAAGAAGTACTAGAAGCAGAAGGTAACATCTGTTTATGTAGTGGAAGACAAGTTGGTAAATCACAGATTATTGCTATCAAAGTTGCAGAATATATAGCTAAACACGCTGGTAAGAAAGTACTAATTATCAGCATTACAGAGGATCAAGCAGAAAACATGTTGCAAAAGATAATGATACATCTTTATGCTAATCATGAACATCTTATAGATGATAGCCCTGCTTTAAAACCTACAAAACATAGAGTACATTTAACCAATGGATCATGGGCAGTGACTAAAGCGGTTGGTCAGTACGGTCTTGGTGTCTTGGGGATGACTGTGGATGTTGTCGTCCCCGATGAATGTGCTTATTTACCAGATGCAATCTGGGAATCAATCACACCAATGTTATTAACAACAGGTGGAAGTCTTTGGTTACTTAGTACACCAAATGCTAAAGAAGGATTTTTTTATGAAGCATATACTAATCCTGATATGAAATTCAAAACGTTCCATGTAAGTTCAGAGGAAGTAGCAGAGGGAAGACCTGAACCACAAAGAACAATCATGTTAGAACATCTCGCAAGAGAAAAACAAAGAATGACAAAGCTACAGTATGCCCAACAATACTTAGCTAAATTTTTGGAGGAAGTTGGACAATTATTCCCTGATAAGATAATTAAATCTTGTCAAATTGCTGATAGAGATTCACAAGTTGAATCTGGAGAGTATTACCTTGGCGTTGACGTTGCACGTATGGGTGGAGATGAAACTACGTTTGAAGTGGTTCAAAAAGTTGGTGATAAGTTTATTCATAAAGAAAACAAAGTGAGTAGATTTACATTAACGACAGAAACAATTCAATCTATATTAGACTTAGATAATATATATAAATTCAAATTCATATATATTGATGATGGAGGACTTGGTGTAGCAGTGGTTGATCAGTTATTAATTAATCCTCAAACAAAGAGAAAAGTTAAAGCTATCAATAACTCAAGCAGAGCATATGATGCAGATCCTAGTAGAACTAAAAAATTACTTAAAGAGGATCTTTATCTTAATATGTTAAATCTTATGGAACAAGATAAATTAGAATTACTAAAAGATCCAGAGATCTCAGCAAGTCTTAAATCAATTACTTTAGAAAACAATTCAAGTACAAATCAAATTAGGATATATGGAAGATATTCACATATTGCTGAAGGTTTAATCAGAGCAGTATGGGCTTCCAGAGATAAAAAATTAAATTTATATATTGAGAGGATATAAACAATGGCAGACACAGGAATTTTTGCTACAACATTAGAAGTACAATATAAAGCTGGAAGCGGTGCTAATGCTACAGCTAAATCAGAAGCTTATGTTAATAGTTTTATGACTCAGGCTGAGTCGTTCATTAATGCATCATGCAGGTACAATTTCAGTGATAATTATGCGAGTCTTAACGTTGATGTTAAAAATGTATTAAAACAGATAGCCAGCGACTTAGCTGCGATTTACGTTATAAATTACGATATGTCAGGATATGCTTCTAGATTAGAAGCTGAGGATAAAATTAACGTACTCAGGGACGCTGCACTTAGAGGTATTGCATTACTTAAAGATAGGAAACAAATAGATTTTATAAATGCTGCCTGAGGAATATATAATGGCATTAATAGACAACATAATATCTTATTATAAATTTGATTCTGATGCTTCTGATAGTCTTGGTACTAATAATGGGACAGTTACTGGAGCAACAATAAATTCTTCCGGAAAAATAGGCTCTTGTTACGCATTTAGTGGAAGTTCTCAGTATATAACTTGTGGAACAAACCAGATGTCTAGTGGAACAAATGGAATAACTGTTAGTATGTGGGTATATCCAACTGTTTCTACACAAAAAATGTTTGTTATGTTAAACTATGGTGGTTCTAAATTTAGTTTTATGCAATCAGCTGTTTCATCAAATGATTTATTAATGGCTAGATATGGTTCTACTCATGCTTATACTGGAACTAATGCTTTAACATTAAATACTTGGAATCATATAATTTTTACTTATAATGGAGGAGACCTATCTAATGTAAATAATTATAAAATATATGTTGATTCTGTTTCAAAAAGTTTATCAGTATCGGGAACACATGGTGGAACAAATTCAACAACAAATTATATTGGTCGTGATGCTGATGGATATTATTATTCAGGTAAAATAGATGAAATTGGTATATGGTCAAGAACATTAAATAGTTCAGAAATTTCATCGTTATATAATTCAGGAAGTGGATTGACATATCCATTCTATACATATGCTGCTCCGACAATAACGATAAATAGTCCTTCAACCGGTTCAAGTTATGAATCTACTACTAATATATCATTTACAAGTACTATAACAAAAGATTCATCTTTATCAATATCATCTATATCGTGGTCAAGTGATTTAGATGGGACTATTAGTACTTCGGAAGATTTTAGTTATTCAACATTATCTGTAGGAAGTCATACTATAACTGCAACAGTTACAGATTCGGAATCACAAACAGATACTGATTCAATATCATTGACAATAACGCCTCATGTAGGAGTTTTTTGTACAGTAAATGATGTACAATATAAAGCAGGAAGTGGAGCTAATATTATAGCTAAAGGAGATACTTGTGTTAATAATTTTATATTACAATCAGAATCTTTTATCAATGTAATGTGTAGATATAATTTTAGCGATGTATATAATTCATTAAATACTGATGTTAAAGGATTATTAAATAATATAGCTAGTTCACTAGCAGCTATTTATGTTATAAATTATGATATGTCAGGATATGCTTCTAGATTAGAAGCAGAAGATAAAATTAATGTTTTAAGAGATGATGCTCTTAGAGATATTCAATTATTAAAAGATAAAAAAGTACAAGATTTTATAAAAGGAGCATAAAATGGCATTAAAGGTAGATGATTTATTTAATAGTAATCTATTTGAAGTTTCACCTGAAGACGGGCAAACAGCAGTATATGAAGGTGGAAGAATAGTTCCAACTACAGTAGATGTAGGTGGAGCATCTTTAACAGCAATGGAATCAGCGTTGAATACTCTTGAATTACAAGCAGCATCATCAATAACACCTGGTAATTATGTTGGAATTAAAATGGATACATTTAAAGATTCTGATGGATATCTTAATACTATATCTACTGGTAGTACAACTGCATCATATTCAGGAGTAGGAACTGGATCTTATTTAAATGGATGGAGTGAAACTCCTTTAACTATTAGTATGGATAGTTCTTATTCTTATGGTAATAGTAATATTTCAGGTAATTTTACTGCTTATCATACAGGATATATAACATCAATTCCTTTTAAATTACATACTACAACTGGAGCACCAAATACATATAGAATAAATATAGTTCAAAATGGAAATACAATTGCAACAAAAACTATAACATTATCTACTACAACATTAACATATATGACTTTAACAAGTTCAGATTATACATCTCCTATAAATCCTGGAACTTTTAATGTAAATGTCGTATTAGAATCAGGTACAGCAACAAGAGAATATGATGATTTTTCTGCTTCAGGTTATAGTAATGCTTTATGGAATGCAAATAATGTTTATTATATGATGTGTGGAACATCAGCTGGAGCAACATGGCAATATACTCCTATTATAACAAATAGAATAATATGTACAAATACTATAACTCTTCCATCTTCATTTAGTAATTTTCAAATTATTGCCTTTAGAGGAATTACTAATGGAACATCTTCAATAACTGCTGATGTTAGTTTTGATAATGGTTTACATTGGCAAACAGGTATGTCTTTAAATGAAGATCATAGTATTACTTATCCTGGAACTTCTTTAATAGTAAAAATAAATTTAAATGGAATTGGTGCAGGAAATACATCAAGTTGTAAAGGATATGGAGTACAACTTTGGTAGGATAAGTTTAATAAACAATAAAATTATAATATAATGAGGTAACAAACATGGGAAACATGGAAATAGATTCCGTAAGAAGCGGAACACAATCAACCGTTATAACTGAATATTCAGTTGACGGTGTTAATACAGACTCAGCAAACGGAAGAGAAGAAACTGAATATATGATTCAGAACGCTGCTCAGTATTTAGGTTACTATAAAAAGATACCTGAATTGAAAATGGCTATAGATGCTAAAGCAACATGGACTGTTGGTAAAGGATATGTAGCAGATGAATTAACTTCTCTAGTTCTAGGAACAATAAGAGGAAATGGTAAAGATAGTTTTAATTCAATATTAAGAAATCTTATTAGAGAATATCATATTTATGGAGATGCATTTGCAGAAATAATAAGAAATGAAGATGGTAAATTAGTTAATATTAAACCATTAGATCCATCAACAATAAAAATAATTGCAAATAAATCTGGATTAATTATAAGATATGAACAAGTTTGCAAAAATAGTAAGACTATAAAATTTAAACCTGAACAGATATTACATCTTTCAAGAGAGAGAATTGCAGATGAAATGCATGGTATTAGTATTGTAGAAGCATGTGAATGGATTATATTAGCTAGAAATGAAGCAATGGCTGACTATAAAAGATTACTTCATAGAAATATTTATCCAGTAAGAATATGGAGATTAGATACTGATGATCCATCAAAGATAAATGTATTCAAAGCAAAAGTTGCAGCAAGTAAAGATGAAGGAGAAGATATATTTATTCCTAAAGATGCAGTAGATACTGATCTTGCATCATTACCAGAAAACTCAAGTGTAAGCCCATTATCATGGATACAGCAACTTAATCAATATTTCTATCAAGCTGTTAGTGTACCACAGATTATAATTGGTGGTTCCCAAGAGTTAACTCAAACAGCAGCACAGATAGCATATCTTGCATTTGAACAAGTAATAGAAGAAGAACAATTATATATTGAAGAGCAAATGTTAAACCAATTAAATTTAGAAATTGAACTTGAATTCCCAGCATCACTTCAGAATAATTTATTATCTGATATAGATAAAGATGGAAGTCAGGAACAACAGATGAATCAACCTGGAAATATTTTACCATCAATGATGAACGGAGGACAATAAAATGGGTATTTTATCATCAATAACAAACGCAGTAACAAGTACATTTAAGAAATTAAAAGATAATATACTTGGTACTACAAGTACACCTAGTACACCAGTAAATACAGTAAGTGCACCTACTACACCTGTTGCACCTTTAGTACCTAAGAGTACATTAAATCAAATGAATATGATTAATTCAGTTGCTAATCCTAGTACAAGTACATCAAGTACTACTCCAACTGAAACATTCAAGAGCAATAATACATCATCATTTAATGTACCAGCAGATAATAAAGTTTCAACTCCAAGTAAATCAACATCAAGCAGTTCAACAAATATAGTTAATGCAACTGAACCAGTTGCAAATACTAATACATCTTCAAATCAAGATGTATCAAGATCTGTAAATACAACTGGTATGATACCAAAAGTAGATATAAATGGAAATGTTGTTGGATATGAAAAACCAACTCCTAAAACATATTATGAACAAACTGGTAAATATCAATTTGATTTAACATCTCCTGAAGGAGTACAGGAAAGAGTAGATAAAATATCAAAAGATATTCCATATATTATTGCAGATGTAAGAGATACAGCCGCACCAATATTAGCTTATGGAGTAACTAATCCACAATTAGCAGCAGCGGCACTTACAGAAATTGGATTAGCATATCAATCAGTTTCAACATATCTTGCTAGTTCAGCAAAAATTGGGCAGATGGCAACTACAACTGCTGGAGCAAAAACATTAGCAGGTGCTTCACAAGCAGCAGCAGGTATTGTTGATACAGGAGCAATTGCTGAAGCAGGAACAGTTGCAGTTAATTCAAAAACGGCAGCAACATCAATTGGATTTTTAGCTAAATTAGGTATAAAAGATTTATCATTAGGAACTGTATTAAAAGTTGGTGGATTAACAGGAATAGGATTATCAGTTAAAGATAAATTAAGTGGTGGTAATCCAGAAGCAGTTTCAAAAATGAATAATTATATTAAAGAATCAGATGATTTACAACAGAAATTAAGAGATATTGGTATGGATGATTTAGCAGATGAACTATTAGATACTAATAAAGATTTATATAATGATTTTAAATCTATAACACCTTATTTACCTTTTGTTGGAACAAATATTGAAAAAAATAAAATAGAACAATTTTCATATGATTTAGATAAAATGAATAACAAATATGAAAAGATGTTAAAAGAAAAGACTCAGAAAGCAGCAGCAGAAGCACAGGCAGCAAAAGATGCACAATCTAAGGCAGATGAAATACAGAAAGCAAAAGATGATGCAGCTAAATTAGCAGAGTCAAGAGCATATAATGAAGCACAAAGAGACGAACAGAGAAGATATAATGAACAACAGAAAGCTGATGAAAGAGCATATAATATACAACAGCAATTAGATGCAAATGCAATAGCTACTGAATCAACTGGTGGAAGTAATCTACAGTTTGGATTACTAAGTTCTAGTGGAGCTAAAGAATTTGTTGATAAAGATAAAGCAGCACAATATTACTTTGGAAAAGTATATAATGAATTAACACCAGCACAGCAAATGTTAATGAATTTAATGAAAGATCAAAAGGAATAGATATATTAGATAAAGTTTATTAATTATAATATATTTATTATATTATAATAACTAATGTTATTATAGAGGTAAAAATGGAAGAAGATTTAATACAAAAAGCAACCGCAGCCGCAGAAAGAATAGAAGCTGCAAACAAAGTAGCTGAAGAACTAATAAAGAAAGCTGAAGCACTTGAAGCAAGGAAAATTTTAAGCGGATCATCAGAAGCAGGAGTGTCAGTACCGCAAATGACAGAAGAAGAAAAGAATAAGATTTCAATGAAAGAATATTTCAAAGGAACTGCTCTGGAGAAGATTCTAAAATGAATAAAGAACAAATTAATGACGCTATCAAAGCTTGGGAAAAGATAAAAACTCAGGCATTAATTGATATAGATCAGGCTGATCTTTATATTTCAGCACTGAAACAAAAACAAAAAGAAATAGAGGTTAAATAAGAATGGCAAACGAAGCAGTATGTTATGAAACACCACAGAGATTTGCAAGATATACTGTAGCAGATGCAGCAGCAATAGCAAAGGGAACTTTACTAAAACTAACTACACCTAATACAGCAGCAGCAAGTACAGCAGACAATGATGTCTTTGGTGGAGTAGCATGGATGGAAAAAGTAGCAAATGACGGTTCAACAGAAATAGTAGCAGCTCTTGACGGAGTATGGGGACTAACAGTAGGAACAGGAAGTACAATAACAATTGGAAATCAGGTTTCAATGGACGTTGGCGGAAAAGTTAAAGTTTACTCTACACTTGATGACGAAAAAGGATACGCATTTGGTAAAGCATTACAGACTACATCTGGTGCAGAAGTTATCAGAGTGAGACTTAACGAGTAAGAGGTTAAAAGAATATGGTAGGAACACAAGAAGCAAGCTTAAGAAAAGAATTTGTTGATGGTGCTGTTAAAGCAGTAGCATTAATGGAATATAAACTTAAGAATCTATGTGCAGTTGATTCATCAAGTGCATGGACAGAAACTTATTACAGAGAAACTAATACAGATCCAACTAATTCAAGTTCTGCTATTAAAGGAATACCAAGACTAGCACCTTTCCCTTATGGTGAAGCAAGCTGGACTAAAGTAAGTTCTGTAATAGATAAGTATGGAATGGAAGGTATGATTTCTTATGAAGACGCTATGTTAAATAACATACCAATGATTCAGAGAACTATACTTAGAATAGGAAGAGCAGTAGCTAAAGCAGTTGATACTCAGATTGAAGCTGTTATGGGAGCATCATATGGTAATACATACGCTGTCACAGCAGGTAATGAATGGGATTCAGCAACAGTAGCTAACAGAGATCCAATTTTTGATATTTTATCAGCAATTCAGAAATTAAGAGAAGATAATATTGATGCTCTTAATGGAAATGGATATCTAGTTGTTAATGGAACTGACTATACTAACATTATATCAAACTCTAAATGTACTAACAACCCATCATTTAAAACAGCAGATGTTATTTCAAATGGTGTTGTTGGACAGATTTGTGGACTAAATATAATGGTATCAGAAGTAGTAACAGCAGACGCTGCATACGTTGTTGTTTCAAAAGAAGCAATGACTTGGAAAGAAGCTACTCCATTAACTGTATTACAGATAGAAGATCCAGGAGTTAAAACTACAATAAGAGCATTTGAGTTAGGAACATGCCAGATGGTTTCACCTAACGCTGTTTGTAAGATAACTAATACTAGAAAATAAGGTGATATAAATGGTTGATACTATTTTATATCCTCAGGTAATAGTAATACCTTGTATTACTACAACTGTGAGAGATACTTTAGTTGCTGATGTTGGTACATTAGTATTTAATACTACTACAAGTAAATTAAATATATGTAAGACTAAAGCAGCAGGTTCTAGTAGTTGGGAAGCAGTAACTTCTGCTTAATTATTTTCAATTCTTTTCTTTTTCTTATTTTATCTTGTTCGTAGAACAAGAAAG